GAGCCTCACAGGACAGAAACATACAAAGACAGACTAGAGCAGTGGCTAAAACTTGCCGAAAAACAACGAACCCAACTAACCAAAGAAACCGAGGAAGATGCAGAATATAGAAAAGATGAGCGAGAAACAGACCGAGAATATCGAGATGACCAAAGAAACCGAGGAAGATAATGGGTAACTTAGACGAGTTTGGTTGGATTGATGAGGCTAGGAACGAATTTGTGGACAGCCTAGATAAGGCTCAGTTTGTACACAATAAAAACGCAAGAAACGAACAGATAGACGAAGCCCACTATCGATTCACGCAATCCCTCATCTCTCACATACAATCCCACTACATCAGTAAAGATAGGGTTAGAGAGGTGGTAGATAGTGTGTTTGATGGTGAAAGATTTATGCACGCTACAGAAGATGGGGACAGGTTTGATTACGAAGAAGCAGAAGCAGAACTAAAATCAGAACTTCTAGGAGAAGAAGAATGATTTATGAGTGACTTCGAGCCAGAACTAGGACAGATGGCGTTTAGTAATACTGAGTGGCAACAACACGAAGTCCCAGAACTTGCCTTAGCTACACTAAAAGCTATTGCTGACGAAATAGAGAGAGTAGAGTGGAATAGAACACAGAAGATATACGAAGCACCCACCAGCAACAACGGTGGACACTACAAGACAGACAAGTTTGAGATGAACGCCTACTGCTGGTGTGATGGTGAGGAACATAAAGAGAGTTGCCCACCAAACTTCAAGTGGCGTGATGTGATAATAAATTGGTATAAGTATTTGGGCAGAGGAACTTCAAGCAATACAGATTTGACACCAGATTTGATAGCAACGATGTTAGAAGATTGTCTCGCTTCGATAAGAGCTAGAGATGTAGACATTGGCTAGACTGTGATGCTATAGTGTAACCACAATGATTCTTTGATTCTTAATTCAAATTGTGAGGCTACAGTGGCAAAAGGTGATGGCAGAGGGGGCAAGAGAGAGGGTGCTGGTAGACCACCAGGTGTGATGGACGAGGACACCAAGAAGCGACGTGATGCTGAGAAAGAGTACAAGAGGCGTGTAGCAGGTATGACAGACCAACTGTTAAATGCTCAGCTGGCTCTGGCTCTCGGCGAGATAAACTTATTTAAGAAAACCAAACGTGGCAACAAGACTATCACCACACTAATTGATGACATCGAAACGGTGAAAGAATACCTTAGTGGCAACCTCAAAGACAAAGACAATGAGTATTATTACCTAGCAACCAAACCACCTGACAACAAAGCACTCGACTCAGTGCTTGATAGAACCTATGGCAAATCACGCCAGTCTGTTGATATTACCTCTGGTGACGAGCCACTTCAACCTACACTGCCAGTCAGCAACGTGGTGCTTGATAGCTTCAGAGAGTACATGCTACAGACCACATTGCCAGAGAAATTCAAACCAAAACCTAAGCCAAAAGCCAAGCCCAAGAAGAAAGCTGCTGATGGAACTAAACCCAAAGGAACTTGAAGATAGCGACGTACTAGCCTGGGTCTTGCTCAACAACATGGTGAACGAGAACGACATGCCGTTGGAGTTTGAAGACCATCGGTTTCTAGTTGAGCCATACATGGACGACACGCCAGACCAGGTGATTATGAAGTCAGCCCAAATTGGCTGGTCGGTCTTGGCTATCATCAAAGCTCTATGGTACGCAGCCAAAAAAGGTTTCAACATTATTTATGTGCTGCCGACTCGGAACGTGGTGAAAGACTTTGTGACACCAAAGGTCAACCCCATCATCTTCAAGAACAAGGTGATTAGAGACTCTGTGACAGTTGATAGTGTCAACCTGAAGCAGATTGATGACAGATTTATCTATTATAGGGGTGCGTTTAGTGATGTAGAGGCTATCAGCATCTCAGCAGACCTTGTTGTAGCTGATGAGTTCGACAGAAGCGACCAGAACGTGCTTATCACCTATCAATCACGTCTACAAGCCTCTAAGCATGGCTATTATTGGAAGTTTTCTAACCCATCTATCCCTGGCTTCGGTGTGCATGAGCTATTTGTCAACTCAGACCAGAAGCACTGGTTTGTGACCTGTCACCACTGTAAACACGAGTGGCTAATGGAGTTTGATAAAGACGATGAAGCCGAGGAAAGCAAGCGACCACACTACGTTGACAGAGAGCGTGAGATTTATGCCTGTGGTAAGTGTCACAACGAGATAGATGATGATGACCGACGTGCTGGACGTTGGATAGCTAAGTTCCCAGGCAGAGAACGACGTGGCTACCACATCTCACAGCTGTTCATGCCCTGGGTGAGTGCCAAGAAAATCATGTCACAGTACCGAGAGTCTGATACACAGTTCTTCTATAACTTCGTGCTGGGTCTACCCTACTTGGCAGCTGAGTATGTTATCAATCGTGAGTCAGTCATCGGAATCTCTACACCAGACAAACCAAAGATGAAGAACCTAGTGTTGGCTGTTGACAACGGCGTTGAGAAGCATTGGGTGCTTGGTAACGTCAACGGCATTATCAGCTACGGTGTCACCGAGTCGTGGGAAGAAATTGAGAAAATGATACAGCGGTATGACCCCATTACCATCATTGATGCTAACCCATACCCTGACATACCCAAGAAGCTGGCTGAGAGATACAAGGGCAAAGTGTTCATTCATTACTACAAACAGGACACCAAGAACTTAGGCATCACACAGTGGGGCGATGGTGACCGCAGAGGTGTGGTGTACAGTGACCGTACCAAACTACTAGACCTAGTGGCTGGTGAGATAAACAACCACGAAATGTCCATCTTCATCGGTGAACGTGAGCTTGAGGGTCTTATCTATCACGCAGAAAACATGTACCGAGCTATCGAATCCAACACCAAAGGCATACAGAAAGGTGTCTGGTTGACCAAGCCAAACAAGCCTGACCACTGGTTACATTGCATAGCGTATTGGCGTGTAGGCGTTAGCAAATTGGCTTCATACAGCGACAGTGGTATAGTTGGTGGCAGACCAAAGGGCATATTGGTAAATCCGTCTATGCCTGCTTACACCGAGAAGTATGACATAGCAGAAACTGTAAGAAAGGCTGAGGGTAAGGGTCGTGTCAAACGAAAACGCAGTTACTAGATTAGGAAGCAAGTTAATAATCAGTATTTACATGGACTCGTTGATAGGCAGACGATTCGAGGCATGGCGTTGTGGTTTTTGTGGACACATAGTAATAGAAACGAGGAATAGAGTGCTGGCGGTTGTGGACAACGATGCTATACCGCAGAACGCAAAAGTGGCACTATTAACGCACTGTAAACGGTGCAAACAGCGATATTTGCTGGTGATAAATGAGAAATATAGTGAAAATTAACAGATACGCTTGCAATTTCAGGTGCTTTAGCAGTATAATTAAGACCAGAAGCTCGTCAGCTCACAGTTGTCGAGTTATTTTTAATTAAGGACGCTACATGCCAACAAGTAGAGACACAAACTTATCAGAACAAGCAACAGAAGAAGACAGCATATTCTTTGATGACTCGCTGCCTGATGATGAGTTAGTTGAAGCACTGAAGAAAGCTATTGATAAATCTGAGTCGTGGTGGAACAGCAAAGACGGCTTTAACCTCAAAGAAGTTCGCAAGAAAAATGTGAATCTCTGGCTACCCAAGCACCTCGATAGTGTAGAGCTTTATGAACACGAAGAAGAAAATGCCTACATTGACCCACGAATCTTCTTGTCGGTTGAGACAGTTATCTCAATCACAGCTGGACGAATACCAATGCCAGAAGTTATGCCAGCCAGCGACAGCTCGACCAGCTATGTACTAGCTAAAGATACACAAGATGGTGTTAATGCCTGGGCACAGGAATACCAGCTACTTGATATAATTCGCAGTGCTATCAGAACCAACATGCTTGAACGAGTGGGTATCATCAAGCTGATATTTGATGAAAACATGGGTGAAGATGGCGACATTAGACCCATACTAGTAGACGTAGGCGACATAATTGTTGATAAAGATGCCAAAAAGGGTGAGAACCCACGCTTTATAGCCCACCGACAGTCCAAGACCGTTGATGAGTGGGTGTCTATGTTCCCTCACGCTAAAGAGAAGATTTATAAAGCATTAGAAATTAAGCGAGGCGTACAGTCACAACGAGCCAAGAAAGAAGTGATGTACGAGACTTGGTTCACTTGGTACGACAAAAAAGGTAAGCCTCAAGAGTCAGTCGCTCACATATTAAAAGACAAAGTTATTGCCAAGATTCGCCACCCTCACTGGATTCACGAAGATGAGAAGCTAGGCGACGGTGATGCCAACATACTTAAGTACCCTGAGAAGCCATTTTTCGCTATTAACCACCTGAATCTAGGCAAGCACTGGATTGATGAGACTTCACTGGTTGAGCAAGCAGCATCATTACAGAGAATACTTGAGAAACGTGGACGACAGCTTGCCCAGAACGCTGATGACGCATCTGGTGGCATGGTTATTAACGCAGGTATGATTGACAGCACCGATGCAGCCAAGCTAACTGGTGACCCTCAAGAGAAAATCATGGTTGACGGTGATGTTCGAGCAGCAGCAGCCAGGCTTGCACCAGCACAGCTACCAAACTATGTACTAGAGGACAAATATGACCATAGGTCTGAAATTGATAACGTATTCGCAGTGCATAAGACTACCAGAGGTGAGGACAGCAAGTCTAAGACGCTTGGACAGGACGTAATACAACAGAACCAAGATATGACCAGACATGATGACCTGATTCGCTCAGTTGAGTTCATGGCATCACGTCTATACAAGTATGTAGTCCAGATGATGAAAGTTCACTACACCGAGGAACACATGTTTAGAATGTCTGGTGACAATGGCAAGTTCAACTTCATCATGTTGAAGAACGACAAGATTGAGGACGGCATAGACATCAAAGTTAAGTCTGGCTCTACTCTACCTATGGACAAGACAGCACTAAGACGAGCAACAGCCGAGCTATCAACAGCTGGGCTTATTGACCCACTCACCATGTATGAAACACTTGGATTCCCAGAGCCACAGAAGATGGTTGAGAGACTCATTAAATACAAGAGCGACCCAGGTGCGTTTGTTAAAGACTTCAAAGAAGAAGATTACGAACGTGACGCATTTGCTAACATACAAATTATCAACAACGGCATGGAAGCTCAGGAAATTAAAGAGCCTACAGCCGAGTATCTCAACTACTACCGTAAGTACATGATGACTGCTGAGTTCCAGCGTCAACCGCAGGAAATACAGCAAGCTCACCTCGCTCATGTAAAAGAGGTGATGGACTTACTTACCAAGCTCACTGAACTAAGGTCAACCCAGATGCCCACAGAAGATGAGCAGGACGCAGCTAATCAAAAAGAGGTTGAGATGGCAGCTATGACACAAGCAGCACAAGGTGGCGGTGGGCAACAAGCACCAGCACAAGCATTGCTGCAGCGTCAAAGAGAGCCTGACCAAAATGTTGTATGAACCCATTACAAAACTCAGTAGCTCAACGAGTTAAACAAGCACAGATAGCAGCCATTGTTCAGAGGTTGCAAGAAAAACAAGCCCAGAAACAGATAGAACAACGTGATGCTCGGTCAACATTCGAGCAGATAACCGCACCTATTGTTGGTTCTATTGGTAATACCTTTGCAGGTGCTGTCGGTGGTCTAGGACAACTCGGTGGTACTGCAATCGAAGCACTGACACCCTGGAACAGTGCAGGTCAAGGTCTACGCAACACTGGTACTGCTTTTAGAGAGGCAATAGCCAGGAAGATTGAAGAAAGTCGCTTTGGCACTCAAGCTCGACCAGGTGAAAACAGCTTTATAACTAACCTATCCAGCGGTGTTGGCTCATTGGCTGGTTCAATGGGTATGTATGGTGCTGGACGAGCTGCTGGACTCAGCCGAGGTGCAGCTTCAGCGATTCCAGGTACAGCATTTGGTCTGTCAGCTGGTGGTGAACAAGCTCAGGCTGCAATTGATGCCAAGAAATCAGCACTACAAGCTCTATTAACAGGGGTCGTTGCTGGTGGTGCTGAGGGTGGACTAGAGAGCTTAGGTGTTAAGAGATATGCTGGTATGCCTCAAATTCTACAGCGTATGGCAACCGAGGGTGCACAAGAGGGTGCACAGTCACTGGCTCAGTCGGCTGTTCGAGCATCTTATGACAAAGTTGATATTGCCGAGGCTATCAAACAGGCAGGTACAGAAGCTGGCTATGGTGCACTAGTCGGTGGAATCGGTGACGTATCTACTCGCACACCGCTGGCTGTACAAAAGGCAGTCCAGCAACTTGACGCTAATCAGGGTGGCTATGCCAAGAACAAACCCAAAAGCGAACTAGCTGAAAGACCACAATCATCACTGATACCACACATAGCAGAGGCTCAGAAGACCAGAATCAAGGAAAACAGGCATCGCTTCGGTCTTACCAACGTCGGTGCTAAGAAGTCACAAAAAGGTGTTACAACACTCTCAAGAGCACGTTATGAAGCAGCTGAACCGTTGAAGAAAATCACAGACTACTCTCAGCGAGAGGGTGAGTCGATGTTTAAGAACTCACCTATCAAAGTCCAGTCTGAAATTGGTTGGGGCACTGTTCGTGAGCAAAATCAGCCACTAAAGAGCAGCACAGGCATACAAAAAGGAATACTAGAAACTGACTCAGGCTACAGTGATGATGCGATTCGACACAAGAAAGGGTTTGTCACCAAGCCACAGGGCAATATCATCAGTCGTGGCACACCAATGGCACTACTTGATACCACAGTGCCACCTAAAGAAATAGGCACTTATTACAAGACCATCACTGCTAAGGCACAAGAGCTAGGCATGGATTCAATCTATGATTTTGAGTACGTCAGTCCCAAAAACGTCACTCCTGGCTGGACAGACCAAGCTAAGGGCGAATCTATTGAGCCACTACACACTTTGTACCTAAAAGACGCATCAGAAGAAGTGGAAAAGATACTAGAGAGGCATCAAATTGATGAGTACATGATGACTGAGGACGGTAAGACAGTTGAACTTATTAACTTGAGGCATTATAATCCTAACCATGACAACTTCACACAAAACGCCATCAACGCAGCCAGGGCACTCAAAAGTCAAGGACTCCTCGACAAGTTTCAGACAGGCTATGCGAAAATTAGGCATATCGGAAAAGAAAACCTCGCCCCATACTCGTTTGAACAGGCACAAAGCGACAACAGTACGGAAGCCGAAGCTCAGCAACTAGCCGAGCAACCAAAGCTAACGTCTACCCTGCTTAATAAACTGCCGACTAAGAAATATGTGACCAAAGCCGAGCTAACGTCACTGATTGATTCTATTCCAGTCGGCAACATGTCTAGCAACACCATGAGACAGATAGAAAAAGACCAAGCATTAGAGATACTTGATGAAATTGAATTTGCTAAACAACCTCTGTTAAAGGGCATGAAAAAAGGTCAGATTAACATAGGGCAATTCAAAGCCAGACTTAGACAGAGCTATGTTAAGACCGAGCCAGCCTATTCAGACAGCAACAGAAGTACAGGCATGGACAACCTCGGTGTACCTCGTGGCGAATCCCTAACCGTAGTACACAACATCAAGGGCTTAGAGAAGCGAGAACGTGGCGGTGCACACCCAAAGACCTCATTCTTCTGGTCAAGAGCTTTCGACGCACCCACTCTGGCTGATGAGATAGATGTACCCAAAAGACGCATCAAAGCCATCAAAGAAGACGTAAGATACTACAAAGAGATGCTGGCTAAACCCCACCTAGACTATAGCGAGGCACGAGTCGACCTTATGTCAGAGTCAGAAAGAGATGAACTGATAACAAAACGTAGAGCTAGTGTTCAGAAAATAGTTGATGAGCACGAAGCGAAAATAAAAGAGCATCAGGACATAATAGACGAGGTTAAAAAGAAAGCTACCAAAAAAGATAAAGGTAAAGAGGTCTATGTCATAGAGATACAGTCAGATGCTTTCCAGCAAGGCTCATTCAAAGACATGAGCAACACAGAGATTGAAGATGCACAGAGGCGGACAAAAGTGTTGCAAGACGAGATTAACCGCAAACGAGACAGCATAAAAGAATACGAGCGAAATCAACTAGAGCTAGAAGAACAACTGAAGTTTTCCAAGAACATGATGGACACACTCAAAAAAGAGGGTGCTACGGTGCAAGTGGGCAACCTGGGTGATAGGCAAATTCCACGCAATCCAAATATGGTAGCAATGCAGAATAGGTTGCCGATGGCTAGACAGATAAAAGAACAGTTTGGTGAGGTGCAAAAACGAGCCGACAGTTACAGTAACGAAATTTTTGCTCACAAAGAGAGGATTAAAAACTACCAAGAAGAACTTAAGAACGTGAAAGCTGAGCTTAAAAAGCTAAAGGCAGAGGTCACTAAAGACGAAGAACGAATCTACGCCCAGCTAAGAGAGATGCAAGGTGAAGAAAGCACAAGCTCGACTGGCAGACGACAGTTCGACAGCAAATATCGACGCAGAATGATTAACGAGACTCTAGTTAGATACTTTAATGAGGGCTACACCGTCCTTAACCTAGCCACACCGACCACAGTAGCGAGACATGAGTGGGGCATCACTGTAGATAGGGCTAACGAGGGTGGTGACAACCCAATACCATACGAACAACAAGATGGGTCAGAGTTTGACCCACAAGATGACAGGGTTGATGAGGGTGACATCATCACTTACGAGGGTGAACATTATGAGGTGCTTGAAGAAGACGGCTATCAGATTACTGTTGCACCGACAAACATGGTTGAAGAAATAACAGATGAGAAAATCAGTGATATACAGTGGGAAGAAGCCAGATACAGAATGGACGAGGCAGTTTACGAGTTGAAAGATGAGCTTGAGGCTGGTATTACCCCAGCCCAGGCAGGAGAATTACAAGACGGTGGCAACTTTGGTTATGAGGCTGAGCAAATCCTTACAAGGATAGCTGACGGTACGGAAACTGTGAACAACGATAATATAGATGAGATACGAGAAGACCTAGAGCAAGAGATAGTCGAAAATAGTGACTTTGACGTGGACGATTACTACCCAGAGCACACCATCGTTCGTACAGGCGACACCATGTACGCTGTCGAGGGTGAAACCACATCACTCTATGTGCCAAGCGAATACAACTCAAAGAGCCAAGCAGTAGACCTAACACAGCAAGACGTAGACTTTAAGCCTGAAAACGGTAAGAAGCTCTTAAGTGCTGGTCATGGTAGCTTTGGTGTACTCCGCAACTACTACGAGTTCCAGCAAGAGATTAAGAAGCTAGAAAAATCAGCTAACTTGAGGACTGAGTACATAAAAGATGACGGCTACGGCAACAGCTGGTTCAGAATCCACCTCAATGACAAGCTAAAAGTGCCGACTTTCTAGTTCATAATCACTATGCTATACTTATGTAGACATTAAGAGGGGTCTATCATGGCAGATGACATTGACGCAACTAATACCGATGGTGCAGCAGACGATGCTGACGAAAAAGACACTAAAGAGCCAGAAACAATGGACGATATAATAGATAAAGAGGCTGAAGTTGAAGAAGCCGAGGAAAGAGGCGACGATGAAGACGATAAAGACGACAAATCTGACGACTCCGTCTCGGACAAAGATGATGATGCAGATGCTGACGCAGAGGGTGAAGAATCCGACGAAGACGGTGAATCCGATGAAGATGAAGACGAAGAAGTAGAGGACGAGGAAGAAGAACCTGAACCACTCGATAAGACCAAGCTAACAGAGGTGGGAATGGACGCTATACCTGATGATTACAAGCCTACATCTTGGAAAGGCATGGTACAAGATGTTGTCGACGTTATTCGTGGCGAAGTCAACAAAGAGAACCTAGCTCTGACCGAAAGCCAAGAAGAATTTAAGCGAGAAGTAGCTAGTGTCGACCAGGGCTGGCAGAACGAGATTGGTGAACTACAGAAGTCTGGTGACCTACCTAAAGACGAGAAAGAACTTGAGACTGCTACCAAAGAAGTCTTTGAATTTATGGCTAAGAACAACGAGAAGTATGCCGACAATCCTAATAAGCAGATATGGTCATTCGAGACTGCTTTCAAGCTCAAGGGTGCTGGTTCTATCACTGAAGAACGCAAAAAAGAGATTAAAGGTCGTCGCAAAGCTAGGGCTAGTGCAGCCTCTGGTGCTGAGGGTGGTGGCGATGGCGACAGCAGACCACGAGTCATCAAAGGCATGAGCATGGACGACATCATTGAACAAGAGTTTGACGAGTAGTATACTTAGATAGGGTATATAACAGATTTGTGTACCTATTTGGGATAGCGAGGCTCTGTATATTATTAGGTCGAACACAACATTCACCTTGAGCCTCGCACTTTGATAAATAGTGGGCTGATAGTAGGGAGCATCATACATTGAGCAAACTAGGTCGTTAATTAGCTTAGTCTGAGGGTATGGGACTGACCAATACCTTGTCGGATAACTCAGTGAAGCAACGTCGCTAAGTGAGACTGAAACGCACGCTTCCTACTACTAGCTCATTAACAAATAGTAGGCTGAACGTAGCAGTGGCGAAAAAGTCCTGCCCCACACTAGCCCTGGTGGACATGTGTGACGGCGAAAGTAACCGCAAGTGGTGATTCTGAACCCCCCAATGGGGTGCTGTGTCTCTTAAGAACACAGGACACTGGTGACGACTCTGCAAGGTGACAAAGGGAAATCCTTGCCTGTTACGTCCAGGCTGTTATTTACAAAGTGAGTACAGTGTGCTATATTAGATTTTAGAAGTCCGACGACTCAAACGAGTTGGCGGTCTTTTTTAATATAAAGTAATAAAATCACACGAAAGGACAAAACGTATGATTTTTAACGAACGAGTGACAAGCATCACGCAAGACCAGTTCGTGCCTACCATTGTTGACCAAATTTTGGACAGCAATGTTTTTATGGCAAGAATGTTGGGTGCAGGTGCTAAACGCTGGTCAGGTGAAACTCTACGACAGCCTATACAGGTGTCAAAGAGTACGTCTGGTGGTTCATTCAGCGGTGTAGATACATTCGACACCACTGCTCAGAACAACACACGCAGACTATCATTTGAACCAAAGGGATATTACCAATCGGTAGTCATTCCTGGTATCGAGAAAGCGGTCAACAAGACTTCTGCTCAGGTACTAAGTCTCGTTAAAACTAGCCTTGAGATTGCAAAGAACTCAATGTGCGATGGCGTTGGTACTCTATTCTACGGACTAGGGACTGGCGACGACTTTGAGGGTCTAGGCAATATCGTTGATGATACAACCGATACAAGCACCTACGGTACGCTGTCAAGAACCACTTATAGTGTTCTTAATGCTACTGTGACTGCTTCTGGTGGTACATTGACTCTAGCTCTAATGGCTGGATTAGCTCGTGGCGTATCTGCTGCTTCTTCAAGCAAGCAAGCGTTCACAATGGGGCTATCTAACGAAACTGTATGGGACTTGTATGAGTCTCTACTTACTCCAACCGTACAGGCGAATTACACTGCCAACGGTTACCCAATGGTAACTAGTTACAGTAAGCCAGGTGCGATGATGCGAGGCGAGGACGCATTAAAAGGTATGCAAGGCTTCAACGCTTTGTCATATCGTGGTCGACCAATCGTCGCAGACGAGAAAGCAGATGCACAGACACTGTGGTTCTTAAACGAGAACTACCTAAACTGGCACAGCTTGAAAGACGCAGACTTAAAGAGTGTTCCAGCAGTTAGCATCATTGATGGTGTTTATGCCGAGGGCAAAAAGTCTCAACCAATCCAACTTAAAGAGTTCCAGATGCCTACTGCTCAATACGCAGAGGTAGCTCAGCTCATCATGCTTGGAAACTTCACATCAAGCCAACCTCGTCGACAAGGTAAACTAACTGGTATCACAACCGCTTAAGAAAGGAATCAATTATGAGCGTAAGAGAAATAACAGTACAAGACACTCGAACTGAATCCGAGACTAAGCAGGAACGGTTAGGGACAGTAGCATCAACTTTTGACGGACGAGAATATCGTTATGTCAAAGCAGGTGCAGCTGCACTAGACCCAGGTAAACTGGTTGCTTGTGCAGATGAGGTGGCAAACCACCAAAACCTAGCAGTAGTAACAGGTGCAGCAGGCTCTAATGTCATTAACTTGACACTAGGTGCTACAGCAGCAACAGCCGACCAATACGAGGACGGTTGGGCAACTGTTATCGACGTAACTGGTGAGGGCATTGCCTATCCAGTGCGTGGACACGCAGCTATTGCATCATCTGGGACTGGTGACATCTTCTTAGAGACACCAATCATCACAGCACTAGACACAACTAGTCAGGTATCATTACACAACCCATTCGAGGCTGTAATTATCTCGGCTGCTGACCAGGCTGATATGCCTGTCGGTGTACCGAACATACCTGTAACCGCAGAATATTACTTCTGGGCACAAACCAAAGGGTTCTGTGCAGTATGGGCTGACGAAGCTGTTGTACAGGGACTTGCAGTTACTACTGGTAGCTCTGTTGCAGGTGCAGTTGAGGGTAAAGATGGTGCTGGCGAAGTTCAAGTCGGTGTAACCATCGAAGATTTGGTAGATACCGAATATCGACCAATCTGGTTGACACTAACTTAACGATAGGCTAACGCCTAGAAAGGGGTTTTTTCATGGTAAACATTGAAGAAACAGAACCTAGTGTTAAGTACAGTGGTCTGAATACAGACAAAGCAGCAGATTTTGATAGCACCTTGAATGTTCAGGGTGCTGTCACACTGCAAAGCACACTAGCAGTTACTGGCGTTGCTACCTTTACGGCAGCACCAGTATTCACAGCAGGCACAACCACGCCTGCAATCCAAGTACCTGACGGTGCTGCATACACAGTTCTTGCAGCTAACTCAGGCAAACTACATCTAGTTTTGAATCAGGCTCAGGACGCTACGCTGACACTGCCAACGGCAGCAGCAGGTCTACAGTTCTCATTCATCTCGACGATGGAAGCAGCTGATGGGCACGACTGGATAATTGACACAGGTTCAGATACTAACTTCTTCAAAGGCGGTCTGATATTTAACGATTCAGATGCAGCTGATGGAATAGACTTACTATCAGCACCTGACGGTGACAGCAATTCTATATTGCAAGTCAACCTACCAAGTGTCAGCACAGTCGTAAACATGTACTGTGACGCAACTAACTGGTTCATCTGGGGTAGGGTATTTAGTACAACCGCACCAGCATTTAGCGACCAGGCTTAGGGGCAGAATATGGTGCAAAGACAGGATAGAGATGACAATTTTCAAGTCATATCTAGTAACGAAGCATTTAAGCTAGTCGCACCCTGGACGTTTGCAACGGCAACGACTGGTGCGACTGGTGCACACACAGTATTTACTGTAACTGGCGACAATGTGGTTACAGCATTTGCTACATGTGACACCAATCTAGCTGGTGCAGGGACAATCGAGCTGGGTGTTGCAGGCAATACAGCTGGGCTAATTGCTCAGATTGCTGACGCAACTGACCTAGACGATGGTGATAACTGGATAGACGCAACCCCAGAAGTGGGGCTATCAGCGTTGCCTGGTGCGTTCTTGGTCAATGATGGTGCAGACATCATATTGACTGTCGGCGTTACCGCTATAACGGCTGGTCATATCAACATTTACTTGTTGTACCGACCACTAGACACTGATTCAACCATCTCAGTTGCCACACCTGCCTAGTAGGTAAGACTTAACACCTCACACTACACATAGGGGCTTAGGCTTGACGCTTACGCCCCTTTTTGTGTTACTATAGTGATAACAATAAGGGGACATAGTGCAATGAAAGAACACTTCAATTTATTTAACACCACTGACCAGGTGATAGTGCACAACCCTACCAAGACGGACTTTCGTTTCATGGTGGGTGGCGAACGTGAGTACGAGGTCAAAGCAGGGCAGATGAAGCTCCTACATGGCTCAGCAGCTCGACTGTATGTCAAAAAGATGTGTGATGCTTGGCACATACAGAATAATCAGATAGCTAATCTTCACAACGCCGACGCAGAAATAGAACTAGCTACAACATTTGTCAAAAGCGTGATAGGTGATGACCAAGAACTAGATGAAAAGACTTTGGCATCTCTACTCAAGTCTGCTAAGGCAAGTGATGTCCCAGAAGTACAAGAAGAAGACAAAGAGCCAACTAAAGAAGCGAAACAGACCGAGAACAAGAAACAGGCAGCAGCCAGTGACTCAGCACCAGCTAAACCAGCAGTCGAAGTGCCAGAAGAACCAACCACTGAGGCAGAATTTCCAGAGGTCACCAAAAAGTCAGCACCCAAGCCAGCCAAAAAGTAGCGAATAACTAGACAACTTGGTATAATAGGGGCTAGAAGCTAATGCAGCTCACATTTTGTGGGTTGTTTTTTAATTAAGGGAAAAATGGCTAAAAACGAAACCGCATACACTAAGACGACCAAGCCAGAGACTGCACATGGTGGTATTACTAAGGTTGAAACTGCCCATGCTGATGTTTCTAAGTCAGAAACACCCTATGTTGACCCATTTAGCGGTAATATCATCTACGACGAGCCTACAGCGACCTATGACATGATTCTATTGCTCTATGACGGCGTGACTAAGATGACCAAGCACAAAGATGCCTACGCCAAAATAGCTAAGAACGAAACGAGTTACGCATGACTGACTTCCCAACAGATTTTGACGCACTAGACAACCCAGCTGCAACCGACAACCTGCCTGGTCACGCTGCCCAGCACATTCTTATTAACGATGCTATGGAAGCAGTGCAGGCTAAACTCGGCAAGGGTGCTAGCACGCCGATAGCCAACAGATTCTTTGTCGGTACTGGTGTTGGTATCAGTTCGTTCAGCAAAGCTGTGCCTACTGGTGAAGTTGTTGGTACTAGCGATACTCAAGCATTGACAAACAAGATAATAGATGGTGACCAGAACACCATTACTAATATCAACTTCTCAGAAGTTACAGCGACTCTTATAACTGACCAGACTGAAAAATCAACATTTGTCTCAGGTGACTTTGTTCTTATATACGACGGCAGTGCTGGCACACTCAAAAAGGTTGATGCTGCCAGCTATACGCCAACCACTTACACTAATCTCACCGACACCCCAGCCACCAAGACTGCTGATAGATTTGTTTCAATAGATGCTGCTGGTACTGCCCTAGAACACGCCAAAGTCGTACCTGCTGGTGTCGTGGTTGGTACAACTGATGCTCAGGTACTGACTAATAAAACATTGGATTTAACTGACAACACTTTAGTAGCAACCTCGGCACAAATGGCTTCGGCTGTCACTGACGAAACAGGTACTGGTTCGTTAGTCTTTGCTAGTTCGCCAACCTTAGTTACCCCAGCTCTGGGTACACCGTCGGCTTTAGTTGGAACTAATATAACTGGCACAGCAGCAGGGTTGACTGCTGGTGCAGTCTCAACTATCGCAGGTCTTGCACCAGATACGGCAACAACTCAGGCAACTCAACCAAATATCACAAGTGCTGCAAACCTAGTAACGGTGGGTGCTCTTAATGCAGGCTCAATCACATCAGGCTTTGGTTCTATAGATAATGGGGCATCAGCCATCACTACAACAGGGGTGATGACAGCTGGAACAGTTGAAGCTACTACAGATACCTCGGCTGGTGATAACGCAGCTATGGGCTATACCGCCACCGAGGGGCTAGTTCTCACAGGTCAGGGTAGTGCCACTGACGTAACGATTAAAAACGATGCTGACGCTACAGTTATAAGTATTCCTACTGGCACAGTTAATGTTGATGTAGCTGGCACAGTCGATGGACGTGACTTGGCTACTGACGGTTCAAAACTAGATGGCATTGAAACAGGGGCTGACGTTACCGACACTACCAACGTAACCGCAGCTGGTGCACTGATGGACTCAGAGGTTGATGCTGACCTTAAAACATTTGCACTACCTGCTAATACGACCATTTCAGCCTTTGGTGCGACATTAGTTGACGATGCAGCAGCTTCTAACGCTCGAACAACTCTTGGACTCGTAATAGGTACAGATGTTCAGGCTTATGATGCTACACTGCTCTCAATCGCAGCAGCAGGTACAGCAGCCGACAAGATGCTCTACACAACAGGCATAGATACATGGGCAGAGACTGCCATTACTTCATTTGGACGTTCAATACTAGATGATGCTGATGAGGCAACATTCAAAGCAACAGTAAACCTAGAGATAGGCACTGACGTTCAGGCATGGGACGCTCATCTTGATGATTTAGCAGCCATTAGCCCAGCACAGGGCGAAGTTATTTACTTTGATGGTAGCGATTGGGTAGCGTTAGGTGTTGGTACAAGCGGTCAGTTCTTAAAGACTTTGGGTGCAGGTGCAAACCCAACGTGGGATAGCATACCTGGCGGTGGTGATATGTTGGCTTCTACATACGACCCAGGGACTGTCGCCGAGCAACTTGTTGGCTTGACTGCAACTCAAACATTGACCAACAAGACGCTTACATCACCAGTGTTAACAACGCCTCAAATAAATGACACAAGCTCAGACCACCAGTACATTTTTGCTGCGAGTGAACTGATAGCAGATAGAACAGTTACGTTGCCTCTTTTGACTGGCAATGATACTTTCGTATTTGAAGCACATACTCAGACTTTGACTAATAAAACTTTTACTACACCTACAATCGGTGATTTCACTAATGCTACCCATGACCACGAAGATGCAGCTGGTGGGGGTACACTAGATGGTGGAGCATTACCGTCTACAGACGGTTTACTTAAAGATATAGTCGTCCTTACTGCTGACGGCACTTGGACAAAAGATGCTGGACTTAAATTTGTTGTGGTTCACGCCATTGGTGGCGGTGGCGGTGGCGGTGGAGCTGCTGCAACTACTTCTTCTCAATTCTCTTGCGGTGCTGGTGGTTCTGGTGGTGGCTATGGTATGAAAAAAATAGCAGCTGGTGACCTCGGTGCAACTGAGACTGTGCAGGTAGGTGTCGGTGGTTCAGGCAATAGCGGTGCAGCAGGCTCTGCTGGCGAAACTTCGACTTTTGGTGCTCATTTAACTGCTTCTGGTGGGACAGAAGGTGGCATCAGGGCTGCTGCTGCCGAGGGTGCAGGTGGTCTGTTCGCTGCTTCTGTTGAGGGTACAGTCGGGTCTGGCGGTGATGTTAACGCAGCTGGTGGTGTTGGCGGACATGGTCAAGAAATAGGCTCAAATGCCAGGGGCTTTGGCGGTGATGGTGGTGACAGTGCGATGGGTGGTGGGGGCAAAGGAAAATCAAATACTAGTGGTGCTGGTGGTGGTGCAGGTAGTGCAGGTCTAGCGTACGGCGGTGGTGGTGGCGGTGCACACAACTCTAACTCACAGTCGGCTAGAGCAGGCGGTGCTGGGGCAGACGGAATAGTGATTGTTTATGAATATTACTAGAATGACAAACCATCTACAAAATGATAAAATGAAGTTAGAAGCTCAACAGCTCATTGCTGGTGGGCTTATTTTTTGTAAAGGATTAAAATGCTAACATACTCAGAAATACTAGCAGAGTGCCAAGAGCAGGCAGGCGGTGACACTAGCACTGCATCTACCACGCTGTTTAACAAAGGTATCAACCAGGGGCTACATCGGTTTCGCTCGGCTCTTAAGCGTGAGTTCTCTTTAGAGCGTAAAACATTTAGTCCGACAGCAGACCAACAGTATTATCAGATGCCAGAAGATGCTATTCGAGTCGACAAGATTATTGTGACAGTGGGCAGTATTGACTATCCACTTAAACAGGTCATTGACGACGACGACTGGTATCAACTTAATGCTAGAAACACAGTAACGTCAACTATCCCTGAGTTCTTCTATATCAGGGGTCAAGATGAGTATGGCATCTACCCAATACCAGCTAGTACGCTCTCAGGTGCTGGCGAATTGATTTATCAGGCAAGAGTGCCCAACCTCACTGTCGCTGACTATACAACAGGTGATATAACCCTAACCAATGGTGATGCTACAGTCACTGGCAACGGAACTACGTTTGTGGCTGGCATGGTTGGGCGACATCTCAGACCCACCACTGCTGACCAGAACGCTTTGTGGTACAAGATTGATACTTTCACCAGCACCACTGCTCTTGAACTTGAAAACGTCTTTGGTGGCGTAACTGGTTCGAGCCTCGCCTATACCATCGGTGAGATACCCAACATACCAGAGGACTTTCACCTCAACCTAGCTGATTATGGGCTGTACCGCTACTACATGCGTCGCAGAGACAAAGAGATTGCAGCCGACTTTATGAACGAGTTTAAGCTAGGACTGGAACGAGCCAAGAGAGAATACAGCTCTAAGACAGTATCTGGCTACATACCAGGCAACAGACGACGACTACAAAATAATCTATTCACAAGAGAGCCGAATCAGGTAACCTAATGGGCAAACGAGCATTAAGCAACGCCAGTCGAGTTGGGGGCTATTCTTTCGACAAGAAGCATGGCGTAGAAAACAGCTTTGCCTATGGTCAATCAATCGAGTTTCGCAAGAAACCCAGCCAAGTTACGCTGAAACACAAGACCGTCAAAGAGTCAGCTAGTGTCGTCACATCTGAGATAACAGATGCTGTTCGTGAACCCAACAATGGCGACATTTATGCAGCTGGTCTGACTGAGATTTATAAACGAACACCAGAGGCTAAGGGTGGCACTGGCACTTGGTCTGTCTTTAGCACTCACGCCGATATAGTAAAAACCAAGTCTCTACTTTATAAACACGACAGAGATGCAATCCTAGCGGTTGATAACTTAGTAGTCCACCAGATTAAAGACATGTCTGGTACGCCGACGTTTGAGAATAGTAAATTTGGTGCAATATTAGACCAGAGCACAGGTGTCACTGCCACCGCCGACTACACCCTGACAACAGCCGTAAATGAGGGTGCGACCCATGTTCTCAGTTATGTGCCAACCATTGAGCCACTTATAACCGTCAAACTAGACGTTGACACAGTGGGCACTGGCGACTGGACGCTTACCATGCACGATGACGCTAATAATACACTTGGAACAGTGACTATAACTAATGGCAATATGTCCACTGGACTAGTTAGCTTTACATTTGCTACTGCTATCAGAATGTTGGTCAAACCTAATGCTCGAACTTATCACTTTCATATCCACTCAACGGTGGCTGACGGTAAAGTGGACTGTACGACTGACTTTTCAGATGCCAATGTTGAAACCTATGCACAGCGGTTAGTACCAGCCGATTATCACCCAATCGAGGAATTTCTACAGTACGTTTGTATTGGTAATGAAAGATATTTGACAGTCTGGGAAGCATTGTCTGATGACCCACTGAAATCTGAATGGGAATCACACAGATTGACGTTCCCTAGTAATTATGAGGTTAATGGACTGGCTGTTTATGACGAATACCTGGCTATATCAGCCTATAAGAAAAAGTCTAGTGACTATGGCGGTGAATTCGGACAAGATGCTACCGAGGGCATCATATTCTTCTGGGACGGCATCTCAACCACCTATAACTGGTACGTTATTATCCCAGAGGGTGCACCAGAATCACTAACGTCGTCCAAGAACGTGCTCTACTACATTGCTAACGGACGAGCCTATGCTTGGGCTGGTGGACAACCAGTGTTGGTCAGAGCGTTTCCAGGTGTTGACGACTTCACCTCGTCAGACCACGATGCAGATGTTTACCTACAAGCACCTTACAACGGCATCGACATCAGCGAGGGTGTCATGCAGCTCGGCTTCCCTTATAAAACAGTCAACGAGAACATTAAGCATGGTGTATTTTCTTGGGGTTCACATGATAAGAACTACTCTGAAACATTTGGCTATGACCACGTTCCGTCACATACCAGAACTGGCTTAGTTGTAGCTGATAGTGGCACACCACCTGCACCAATCAGCGGTATCACGATGGTCAAATCATTCGGTGCAAACCTATTTATTGCCTGGCGTGATAGTGCCGACTCTGGTGCTACCACAAGCTATGGCGTTGACGTTGTTAGAGAATCTAATGGTTATTATGCTACTGGAAGCATGGAAAATTTGATATTCGACCATGCTAGACCCTGGAAAGACAAAGAGTCCGTTGAATATCGCATGACTTTTGAGAGCCTACCAGCGAGTTGTTCCGTAACACCAAAATATAAACTAGATAGAGCGTCATCGTGGACAAACGGCACAACTGTCAGCACGACTGGTGCAACAGAAGCAAGCCTACACATAAATAGAAAATTCAAAGAGATAGAAACAGGGTACGACTTAGTAGGCTCTGCTACGAATACCCCAACAGTAATATCGGACTCACTATTGTTCGATGACTTAGCAAGTGAGGCAATTTAATGGCAATAAAAGAAGCAACCTACAACAGTATTGAAGATGTACCACTAGCTAAGGCGTTTATTCGTGGCACTGTTGGTGATGGCTCGACGAATCAGCGTGTTTACGCCAGACATCTTTCTAGTGGTGTGATGAGGGGTGAACAGAGCCTAAGCGACGGCAATGTTCGGATAGATTCAAGTAACAGACGTATTCTCATCTATGATGAAGACGGTGACGCAAGAGTGCTGATAGGCTATGATGAAGATGGGTTTTAATTATGACAAAATCGTTTGGAGTAAAGGTATCACAGCGTGATTACGATGTCCGAGATGCTAAGGACTACAAGCTAGAGTATTCGTCTGCTTTTCCCATGTTACCGATAGTCGATAGTGGGGCGTTTGCCAATGCCAACGATGAAACGGTCTTGAGTACACATGGTCTGGATTTTGTACCGATGTTCTGGGTTCATCACGACGACCAGAACTTTTTTGCAACTGGAAGTGCCAGTGAAGCCCATGCTCTTTCTGGTAATAGTTCTAAGTTCTTTCGTATGGACGGCACGAATCTGAGATATATGGACGCACCAGGTGCATCTGCTCCTGCCAATACGAACGGCTACTTTTATGTGTATGGCGTAGACATAGAAACCGCCTTTACAGCACCAATTAAAGAGAGTGGTACTGATGACGACACCACATCTGACTCTAATCTCTACGGTATTAAAGTTTCTAAAGACGGCAAGGACGTTAATAGCACTGATTTAAGAGACTTTGCAATACACAGTGGTACTAGGTCGCCAATGATACACAGCGTGACACCTGGCACTGGTAACAGTGGCACAATTACTCACAATTTGGGCTACCTGCCATTCCACATGGTCTATTACAAGTTCAATACCCATACTGAGTGGGTATTATTAACGGCAGCCTCTGACTCTGGCGTGACGGTCAGCACGACTGCTCTAACTTTCAACGTAAGTAGTGGTGGTGGGTCTGACAGCTACTCAGTAGTAATTTTCAAAGACCCATTGACTGTGAGTTAGCTATGAGTAAGAATTATGGACTAAAATCTAGCGTTGAGGGACAAGACGTTCTTTCTTTTACTCTTGATGCTGGTAGCGTGACTTCGCAATATGCCAATCCAAAGGTGCAGATAAACCAAAGCCCAGCCCACGTCGATGTAGAAACCTACACCTTTGCCAGCAATCCTGTCAACGGCACAATCACACTAGTCACGAAAGCACATGGTTATACTTACACTCCGTCGCAGTGGTCTATGTACAACCAGTCGGCAGTTCCGACCATTTGGGCGTTTTGCCCACTCTACTTGTTTGATGGGCTTGGTGCTGAGGACTTGTTCTACAGCTACACCGACGCTACTAACTTTTATGTAAAGTTCAAACGAGCAGGCGGTGGAATGGGTAATCTGAACGGCACAGAGTGGAACTTTAAGTACATGTTATTCGTCGAAGATGGTGCTTAACGTAGTAATGTTTGCAACGTAAAATAAACTTCAACAGAGGTGGCAACAAACTCGTTTTAGGTAGATTGCATTTTGCAGCCAAATAGAGTACAATTTCTGACAGAAGCTCATCAGCTCACAGTTGATGGGTATTTTTTATTTAATAGGACAAATAATGGACTACGACCTAAGCAAATTAGTCAACAATCCAACAGCTAAGATAGCTCAGGCTGACTTGACTAATTACTACAAGAACAAGAACAGCCCTATTGATTATTATAATTCAGCGGTTGAGAGTCTTGGTATTCCAGACGTTAGGGCTGGTGTAGCTGCCGACAGAAAAGCCATCGATGACACTCAGACTCTAATTGATGCAGTAGACCCATCAGTAACTGGTCGGACATCTGGCTCACTCGTAACCGAAGCACAGCGTCAGGGTCTGGTGACTAAAGAGAAGACACCACTACTAGGTAGTCTAGGCAAGCTCGGTGGCATCTACGGCACGTCTAGTGCCAATTTGTCAGACCTTATGGGTCAGGCTTCAATGCAGGGACAGCTGGGTTATCAGGGTCAGACAGACACGATGGCAGCATTGATGCAACGACTTGATTACGCACGTTATCAGGAAGAACAGCAACGGCAGGCAAATGCAGCCAATGCCCAGAACGCTTGGATAGAGGCATTGATGAAGAACATACAGGCAGGCTTTGACTCGCTGATAGACGAGGCTAACGCTGATGCTGATAGGGCTGGTGATATTTATGATGCAGGTTGGGCAGCACTTAACAGTCCACTTAGGGTGACTAGTAACACTGGTCAACAGGGCAACACCTACAATCCTCAAAGCACCTACAACGTACAGCCTACTGGTAATTATTCGCCGAAAACCTACAATCCGCAGAAAACTAGCGGTAAACTTACAAAAAGCACTGGAAAACTGTCTGTTTCACCATCAACAGGATATGGCGGTACATTAAAGGTTAGCGATAAGCCATCTGGTGGAACAGTGAGGGTGGTTGAGCCTAAAAGACCTAAAGGGCAACTGAGGGTGGTGTACTAAAATGAATCCTCGAATTGACATATCCCAGACTGGCATACCCTATGAGACTAAGCAGCGTATGTTGAAAGCAAGGCAGCAAGGCTGGAAACCAGAAGACATAGACAGAGAGAGGCAGATGGACATGTTCGCTAAGATACTCCAACGACAGGCTCAGCCACAGCAAGAAGAAAAGAAAGGTGGTTGGCTATTCGGACATGACCCTACAGCATGGATTTCTGAGCTAACTGGTATGGGTGGTGCTGGTGTCGGTATGGGCATCGGCACAGCTATATTGCCAGGACTAGGAACACTGATTGGTGGCGGTCTTGGTGGATTACTCGGTGGTGGGGTTGGTTCTGGCGTAGAACAACTAACAAGAGACAAGAAAATTGATTGGGGCAAACTAGCCAGAGAATCAGCCCTAGAGGGTGCATTTGGTACGATTCCAGGTGTATTCAAGTCAGCCAAATTACTGAAACAAGCACCAAGAGGTGCAAAAATGGCTGCACTGACTGGCAGAACTGATGATGTCAAGAGGGCTGTAGATGCAATAGGACATAGCGTAACAAACGCTGGCGGTGATATATTCGAGGGAACTGGCAAACTAAGAACTACAGCAAGACGAGCCGATATGCGAATGAGTGGACTTAAACCAGGTCAAGCAATTGGCGGTGGTAAGATACTCACTCCCAAGCGTTCCAAAGAACTATACGCATGGGGTCGTCATGGTAGCAAAAAATGGTACAAGCCTGGCGTTAGAGCTGGCACACCAGCTGCTCAGGCAGACGATGCTCAGAAACTTTACGAGGCAGTGTCTGGCAAACTAGCAGCTAAAGTAGATGACGTGAACAGAGCTATCACCAAGACTGAAAAGACTGGCATTATCAAAGCTATCAGAGGTAAAGTTGACAAGAGTGGTGCTATCTTTGGTAAAACAGACCAGCTTGATGAACTTATCAGGCAACTCGATAAAGTTGATGATATTAAGGGTCTTGAAATACTACGAAAAGAAGCAGACAGCATCGGCTGGGACTTAGCTAAAGCAGGCAAGAGTAAGGCTGCTACACAGGCTAGACTTGTTCGTTCGTCGATTGATGATTTTGTTACACATGGTGCTGACGTTGATGATGTCTATAAAGAACTCAAGGGTGCTTGGTCTAAATCTAACGACCTACTCAAACTTACCTCACAGGGCAAGGGTGTAGGCTCAGGCACGAGTGCTGCTGGATTCCGACTACCTAACACTGGACTCAAGAGCAAGGTATCAAGCAAGATTGCTAACGCAGGCATGAACTTTGCCAACGGCAAGCCAGCAAACTTTGTTGACGACCTAATGACTGGTGGATTCAAAGGACTTAGCAAAACAGGCAAGGTAGCCAGTCAACTACCAAGACTTCAGGGTTACGCTGGTAAGAGTGGAATGGGCGAAGCTGGTGCAGTTGATGACCCATTAGGCATCGGACTCACTATGCAACAAATAACAGAGGCAGCTCAAGAAGCTGGTATCGACCCAAGTATTTTATTCGGTGGTCAGCAAGACCCAATGGCTCAGACTATGGGTGGATTTAGCCCAGACAATATGATTACAAACAGCATGGTTGCTAGTGGACAACTACCGCAGAGTGCAGCAGAGGTATTTCCAAATCAAACACCAGGACTACCCAACGGAATCTCTGGCGCACAGCCGTCACCGCATGGCTCACCACAGCCAGCAGGTACTTTCGGTGGCAACAACTACACCATACCTCGTGAGGCTATGGTCAACGCTATGATGGCAGACCTACAAGCTACAGGCGGTGAGAACATGGACAAACTAATTAAGTTCTTTGAGTTTGCTAACTATGATGCGCTGAACTCTGGCGCAGGACAGGAGTTATCGGCAGACCAGAAGAAAGGTCTTACCAAGATGGGTAATGCCGAGGTTATACTTAATCAACTAGACGCAATCGTAGAGAGTGGAATGTTCCCAGAGGGTGGACAAACACCACTAGCCTCACTCGGTGGATTATTTGACAGAAATATAGGTAAGCACTTCAGCACCGAAAAGAAAGCCTACATTGACCAGTTAAGAAGCAAGGGTATCACTATCATTCGAGCTATGGGTGAAGTTGGTAACTTATCTCAGGCAGAACAAGATGCAGCAATCGCAACACTACCAGCGCCTGGCGACTCACTCGATACTGCTCGTTCTAAACTAGACAACCTCAAATCCCAATTCGGGCAAATTAAGCAGTCCATACTGACTTACGGTGGCACACAATCTGCCCCAACAAGTAACTTTATGCCACTAGAACAGTCGCTTGGGGGATTTGCACAATGACCAATAGAAAACCTACCCAAGCAGTTCAGATAGCAGAGATGGCTAAAGACGTTGGCTACATCAAAGCCAAAGTTGATTCAATCGAGAAAGATATTAAGGCAGATTATGTGTCAAGAACAGAGTTTGAGCCTATTAAAAAACTAGTGTACGGAATGGTCACGCTTATTCTCTCAGGGGTGGTTGTGGCTGTTATATCTCTAGTGCTGAGGCAGCCAGTATGAGTAAACACTCAAAATATTTCAACGTGGCAAGCTATGTTGTTTTAGGTCTAGCTCTAGCTTCTATGGCTCTAGTAATCTTCTGGCTGACATTTCCCTACAAAACAGTAGAAATGAATAGCTATACAAATGTTACCAATACTGTTAAAACTGGTGACAACTTCATAGCTACAGCAGACTTCTGTAGTTGGACTGGTCTGCCGAGAACTGTTACTGCCCAACTTCGTGACGGTATAGTATGGACACTACCTGTAGCTGAAGTGCCAGGCAAGCCACTATCTGAAAAACCCTCGTGTAATATGCTAAACCTTGCAACTCACATACCAGAGACTTTACCACCAGGCGAATACACCCTATTTGTTAATACTGAGTTTAAGGTCAATCCCTTGCGAACAATGAATCTTCAGTATCACTCTCAACCATTTCAAGTAATAAAATAGGGGGCTAGATGGCTAGAACATCGACACAAGTACGAGATTGGTTGAAATCCAAGAAAGGTAAGTGGTTAGATTGGGATAATTATTACGGTGCTCAATGTGTAGACCTAGCCAGACACTACACTAACTATCTGGGCTACCCTCAACACCCACCTGTGGGCGGTGCTAAAGAGATGTGGTCTAGTAGGTGGTCAAAAGACTTTACCAAAGCCAAGACACCCAGACGTGGTGATTTAGCTATTTTTGGTGGCGGTAGGTACGGACACGTTTCAGTGGTAGAATCTCTGACACCAGGGGGATTTCTGTCTCTCGACCAAAATTGGGTGAACTTCGACATAGAAACAGGTAGCAAGGCTGCTTGGGTCAATCATAAAACTAAAGATGTGTTAGGCTTTATAAGACCTAACCTAGAGGGGATAGAAGTGTATAAAGGACACACAGCTAAATATCATCACGACAAGGCAGCTTGGCGACTTAAAAAGATAGGCGAGCTTCAGGTGGCTCTCAAGAAAGCAAAGAACAAACCGCCTGTAGAAGTGATTAAAGAAGTAGAGAAGATTGTAGAAAAGATTGTTACAGTTGAAAAACTACCGAGCTGGTATGTAGAAAACGTACCATCTTTTTTGAGAACTTTTATAAGCTGGTTTAAGCCAGGGAAAGGAAATAAAGATGTTTAGCAAGATAAATTGGAAAGATTTGTTTGAACGAGCAGCCTGGACATTTGCACAAGCATTTGGTTCTGTCTGGTTATTCACAGACCAACCATTTACTAGAGAAGCTATCGTTGGTGCAGCAGGCTTTGGGCTATCAGCCCTTAAGACATTTGCCGTTACTTGGTGGAAGTCAAGAAAGTAGCATGGAGCGTGGCGGTTGTCCTCACCCAGATACTGTCTCACCGCCCACAGAAGATGAGGGCTATGAGTCTTACTTAGATATGGGCGAACAGCCACCATTTACCAAGCGAGACATAGGCTGTCTGGTGATTTACTACACAGAGTGGGGAAAAGTCGAAGTAATTGAAGATGACATACCGCCAGCAGCGTGATAAAATATAAACGTGAGATTGAGTTCAGGCAGGTTACTGTCTAACCAATCCAAAAAGCCTCAATTCTGGGGCTTTTTTAAGTTAAAAATCTTTTCTGACCCCTGTTGGCTCGACTTGACAGCTTGTCCACAGGTGTTTAACCCCTTAGACCAAATCATTTTCACCCCTTGACGAAATAGCTAAAAAGGTGTCGTGGTATAATATAGGTAGTGGGAAACCACTGTACTTTGACAAGACATGCTATGGAAAGTGAGAGCTTATGAAACAATATCAAGCCACCATTATTGGTGACAAATATCCGCTGACATTCAAATCCGAGGGCAGCACTTGGTCAGTCGGCGTAAGCAGAGCCGTTAAGCAATGGCAGAAAAGGTTTAAGGGCAGCCGAGCCAAAGTCCTGAAGATAACAATAGTCTGCCAATAAAAAAGCCACCGCCTAAACGGTGACTTCCTAACAATCTAATTATAGCATGTCTTGCCAGGGTATAAAATGTGTTGACAAAGCGTTAGCATAATGATAACATAGAGTCACATCAATAACGATGAAAGGCAGACGCAAAATGGACAAATATAAAAACGCTGTACACCAGGCAACTACAAAGGTTGCTCAAGGTATCGCAGCCTACTACATGGCACTAGCCATCACAGACACTGCAAGCACTGTAGAGATATTCGTGCTCAGTTTCGGTTTCATTTGGCTTGGCACAGAAGTAGCACTTTGGTTCTACAACTTTATTGTCAAACCATCAGCACTAGCGATTTACGAATCTACAAAATAACGTGGTATAATGGGTGGGTACTTAACATAAGGTACTAGCCCACTTCACAGAAACTTGTATGGGCAAATATGACTAGATTTTTACTCACTTTGGCAATATCTCTGACGATTGCTTTTACTGTCGCAGTGACAGCTGTGCAGATAGAGCCTCAGACAGAGCCGATGCCGAGTGAAACTACTATAACTACTAAAGATGAAGAAAAACCTCTAAAACCAGCCGAGAGCAAGCCAGAACCAGCCCCAAAGCCTGAGCCAGTCGTACAGACAGGCTCTACTCAACAAATTAAGGCTTCAATTATCAAGTGGGCTGACCATTACGGTCTTAGTTCTACCAGAATGTTGAGGATTGCTAACTGTGAGAGCACGTTCAGACCATCTGCTGTGAACTACAACTATTATGCAGGCGGTGGACACCCTACAGGGCTTTTTCAGTATTTACCTGAAACATGGAATAGAATTGGCAGTCGCTCACCCTATGGTGTCGGCGACATTTGGAACTACGAACATCAATCACGAGTAACAGCATGGGCATTTGCTAATGGCTACGCAGGTGAGTGGGCTTGTAAATAAACTTACTTCTCTAGCGTGGGTTCGGCTGGTACTGGTGCTGGCTGGGCTTCTGGTACAGGTGGTTGACCTGCTGGTGGTTTAGGCAACGCTTTGATTGCGACAACACCAGCTTCCCAATTGGGGTTAAACTGATAGGCATTGCCCTCGGTTAGTCCATGCTTTGCTACGCCAATGTAGCCTAGATAACGACCCATCGACTCGTTCAGATGTTGTATGCTGAGTTGAAAATCTCTCAGTACAGCCAAGTCACCTGGCTCTAGCTTCATCTCTGTCGGCTCGGCTTTCTTCTTACCGAAACTTGGTCGTTTTCGTGCTGCTCTACGCTTAGATTCTGTTCGCTTACTCATGTTTACCCTTTCTTTAATATCATAATGATAACATTAAAATCCTTTTAGTTCATCTTCGCTAAATATCTCTTTGGCTCTATCTGGGTAAGCCTCAATAAACTCAGGGTTGGGCTTGTTGCCTATCCAGGGCTGAATCATATCTTTGTAGCCGTCATCTCTGTCAGCTTCACGATGGAAGTTGGCATTATCAGGGTGTCTGGTGTTATCAGACAGCTGTTCTTCAGTCGGATTCTCTACAAATTTGCCGTCGATGATGGCGTATCTTTTACTCATCTTCTTCTATTTCCACCTACCCAGAACATATAGATAAACAGACCTATGTTCATAATGAACCACAGCTCTACGAATTTCATACCTGGTGTTCGTCGTTAAACGCTATGGCATTTTCAGCTGCCACTTGTTTCGGACTACGAGGTTTGATTATTCCTGGCTGTACATTTCTAGGCTTCGGTTCAGTTGTTGGCGGTGAATTGGGTGTGACCACGCCAGTCACCACAGGTTTGCGTCTTGATTCTTGCACAGCCTTAAGTAGCTCTTTGCCATACCAGCCTAGAGCAATGCCGAGGTTAAGCGTTAGTAAGACTACCAGTATCGCCGTCATCGTTGAATGTAATGGTGGCATTGTTGGTCAAAGCTAGACCAGCTGCTGCACAGCCATTCTCGATTACTTGTTTTACTACTAGCGTTGGGTCAACTACACCCTCTGACATCAGGTTGACTACCTCGGCAGACTTAGCTAGGACGTTGAAGCCATAGCCAGGCTCAGCTGCTTGGACTGCTGCAAGGTTAAACTCACCTTTCATACCAGCGTTAGCCATCAGTTGTAGGAATGGTTCGTTAAGCGATTCAAGGACAATGTTGTAGCCCTCTTGGAAGTCCCTGTCGCCAACAGGGGTAGATTTAGTCAACTCTTGTGCTGTATGGACAAAGGCAGTTGCACCGCCAGGTACAATGCCAGAATCTCTAGCAGCTTGGGTGGCATGTACAGCATCGTCAACTCGCATCTTTTTCTCACGAGCTATGGTTTCGTTTTCACCACCGACTCGGATAATACCAATCTTACCCTCTAGCATAGCCAGACGATTTTTCAGGTGGTCTTTATTGAATTGGTCTGACTCTTTTTTGATGCCAGTCTTTAGTTTTTTGATTCGTTCTTGTACTTCTGGCTGTTTGTCTACCAGTATTGTAGTGCTATTCCTGGTGACAACCACATTATTTGCGATGCCCAGAAACTCTGTATTTATCTCGCTTGCTGGTGTGCCAGCTAAGACAACTTCAGCGTCCGTCAAAATAGCCAGGTCTTCTAGGTGGTTTTGTGTTTGGCTACCAAATGTGGCAGGCGGTACAGTAACTACTTCTATCAGACCTTTCATCTTGTTCATAACCAGTTGTCCTAGTGCTTGACCAGACACATTGCCGATAATCAGCAGCTTGCGGTTGTCAGAGTTTGCTACTGTCTCTAACAGCTCACCAATCTGAGCCATAGCTGTGATTTTGTCTTCTACTATTAAGACCTGGCAGTTCTCAAGGTTGGCTGTTTCGTCTGGGTCAGTCATAAAGTATGGTGAAGCATATCCCTTGCTGAAGTAGAAACCCTCAACAATTTCAGATTCGATACCAATACCTTGATAGTCCTCAACGGTCACACCACCATTAACACCTACGTCAACGATAGTGCTGGCAATTAGTTTGCCTAGTTCTGAGTCGCCAGATGAAACGGTGGCTACATCTTCAAGCTGACTCTCATTTACTTTGAGAGATACTTTGTCTATGTGCTCTTTGGCTGCCAGTGCTGCTTTTTCAATACCCTTTCGCATGAGCATAGGGTTGTAACCAGCAGCTATACGCTTCTTGGCTAATTCTAAAATGTGATAAGCCAATATAACAGTGGCGGTTGTGCCGTCACCAGCCATGTCGTTAGTTTTCATGCTTGCGTCAACCAACATTCGAGCACCTATGTTTTCGATAGGGTCTTCAAGTGTTATCGAACGAGCGACAGTCACGCCGTCGTGGGACACAGTTGTTCGTTGGTTAAATTGATTCTCGATTGCTACATTACCTGAAAGTGGGCTGTATGTTGATTTGGTTGCTTGATATACAGTCTCAGCACCCTTTAGTATTTTCTCTCTGGCTTCATCGCCAAATGTTACTGTTCTAGTTGGGGTTTTGGGTGGCATCTGTTACCTCGACTTCCTCTGCTTGTGCAGCTTCCTGTATTTTAAGTTCTATTAGTGTCTCAATCTGGTCAGAGTTGATACTACTACCCAGACCTATAGCAGCTGCGGTGGCACTCTGGTCTATGCTCTCTTTGATTTCCCGAATTTCATCATCAATCGTCTTACCCATTGTCCACCTCTTTCGCCATTATGTTTTCTTCAGCTATGAGTGTGAGCTTCTTGCTGTCACGCTCAAATATGTTCGATTCTGAATACTGTTGCCAGATAACTTTGTCACCTACAGAAACGTAGGTCACCTCGTCGCCGACAGCAACAACTTCGCCCTCTTGGTGTGTGCCAACGCCAGCTTCTTCTTGAATCAGTGTGGTTTGTTTTATTGCCACCAGGACGTGCTCTTTTATGGGTTGAATCATGCGTTTACCCCTCGCTTAGTTAATGTCATCATTGTAGCGTCACTATGATACTTTTGCAAGATATGCCTTGTTAAGCATGGCACTGAATAGTCGTCTTGGGTCAGCACCGTCGGCTCTGGCAGCCGAGGCTAGTTGCAGGACGTGTTGTTTGCCCAGGGCGTAAAACATTTTCATGTACCAGCTACGGAACTTTGCGTTGACCAAATCACCTAGTTGCTCGTAAAGATGGTCGTTGTCGTATAGCTTTTCAGTCTTCTTAGGACTATCAGTTGTACCAATTGGTTTAGAATTTATATTTATACCAGTTGGTATCAATTGTTTTTTATTTAATGTATGTGAGATTGATTGCATCTAAAAACCCTCGCTTGCTTCGAGGGCTTTAAGTTTTTTGCGATTGTCTGGCTTGCTTTAATTATAGCAAACAGTAACCAGCAGTCAACCCTCGTTGCCGTTAAATTGTTGTTAGGACATGTCGTTGTTTCAGCAAGGATTGTCGCCAGACATTCGCTTGCTGGACTACCATCATAACCCATCGCCACAGTGCTTGTAAAGACGGCACATATAGTGTGTGGCACAGGGGACAGGCACTAGACTACTGTGAAAAGATTTTTGAAAAAAGTGCTTGCATAGTGATAACATAACGACTATACTAGTATACATAAGCTAAACGAGGCAAACGCAATGGACTTAAAAGAACTGAAAGCAAAACTAATCGAGCAGAAAATCCCTGACGGCGACGTTAAGAAATTCTTAGCCTATGTGCAGGGTGAGTTGCATAAGGAACGCAACAAAGACAAGAAGCCTGTCACCAGCAACAGCACTGACATACTCTACACTTTGTTTATGAAATTCCATGCACTCGGTCTTGTGATTGATGGTGTCAACATCGTTATCACAGGCAAAGCTATGGCAATGGTGACATTTCATGGCTATAAGAATAAGGTACTTACCAGCTACCCAACAGCTATATTTGATATACAGCTGGTTCGTGGCGACGATAAATTCATCATCAGTAAAGAAAATGGCAAGCTAACTTACAGCCACGAGATTGCCAATCCTTTTGGCGATGATGAAATTAAAGGTGCTTACTGTATCATCACGATTGATGATGCTCAGTATTTTGAAGCACTAAACCAAAAAGACTTCGAGTCAATGAAAGACGGCTCTAAGATGAAACAGCTATGGACTACATGGGACTCAGAGTTCTGGCTAAAATCAGTCACCAAACGTGCTTGTAAGAGACACTTCTATAATGAAGTCAAAGAAATTGATGAAGTGGACAACGACGACTTTGGGCAGACCGACAAGCCACAGGCAGTATCTGACCCAGAAGAAGTTGCTACAGCTATCAAGCAGATTAACGAGGCAGCCGACGAAGACGAGCTGCGTAAAGTATTTATGAGCAGTGGGCTAATAAATGACAGCGATGTTATTGCAGCCAAGAACGCTCGTAAGGCAGAACTAGGAGCAAAAAATGCGTCATCTGAAAGTTAAACAGAACACACCTGAATGGTTAGAGGCTCGTAAGGGCAAAATCATGGGGTCTAGCTTGCTAGAGGTTGTAACCTCTCGTGCTGGCACTAAAGAACAGATTATAGCAGTGCTCGATAAGCTAGGCATTGACTATCCTAAGAACTCTAAAGGTAACCCAGACACCAAAACTAAGGTTGGCGAGTTCGAGCGATTGCTACCAGAAACCGAAGCAGTCAAGATGATGCTTGATGGTGAAAAGAAACTAGGCTTTTACAAGCTAGTAGCAGACAGAATCTCAGTACCAGCCAATGAAGAAGACAGAATGGACAGAGGACACAGGCTAGAGCAAGAGGCTTTAGACATATATACAAAGAAGACTGGCAACGAAGTAGAGCGAGTCGGTATATTCCTGTCTAAGTTCAGCGACCAGATAGGTCAGTCACCTGACGGTGCTACCAAAGTGGGTAAAATCTACCCAATTGAGCAAGAGGTCAAGTGTTTGAGCACAGCCATGCACCTAAAGGTCTATGACGAGCAAGAAATACCTAAAGAATATTGGGCACAGCGAACTCAATACTTTGTGGTCAACGAGAACCTAAAGACACTAGACTTCATATTCTACGATGACAGAATCCCAGAAGCCTACGAGTGCCGACACTTCATCATCACGATTAAGAGAGAAGACATACAGAAATTCATTACCAAGTACCGCATCTACGAGCAAATGTTGCTTGAGGGTGTTGAGAAAATGGTAGAGAGGTTGACGTTCTAATGTTTAGCTGGGAAAAACCAATCGAACAAGAAATACTGGCTTTCGTCAGACACATGAAGCAGTCTTGGATAAGACACATAGTCTCTGCCAGGGATAGACGACAAAGACGTGAAGCCCAGATTTATGCCAGAGCCTATGAAACAGTTGAGAGACATATACTAGACGAAATAGAGCTTAGGAAAGAGGTTAAAGATGGGCAAAGTTAGAATAATCTCAGTACCAGCAACACTAGAGGGTGTGACACGTCTAAAAGACAAGTCGATAAACCTACGGTTTAACACAGTCCGAGAGATAACCACCGACGAGCTTGGAATCATGGACACATATTTCCAAAATACAGGCTGGTTAGCATTTCGTGAGAACGAGTTTAAGGACGAGGAAATACCCACTGAAGATATAGAGGTAGATACCGAGAAATCACAGTCAGTACAGGTTCGTGACGCTCTCTGGGTGCTTTATCGAGCACTTGGCTACAACTCTAAGGACAAAGACGCTTGGAATCGCTTTTACAGAGAGAAACAGCAAGCATTTAAGCACAGAATCCTGACAGAAGTACATAAGATAGAAGAATCCACAATACATAAGATAGAGGATTAAAGGGTATAAAAAAGCTGCCAGTGGGCAAACGCTTCAAAAGAAACGATACTGGCAGCCACTAAAAGAATATCATAGAAAAAGACTTGACAACATGTTATCACTTTGATAACATAGAAGTAAGCATAAACGAAAGGCAAACGCAATGGGTCAAACCAAGACAGTAACACGAGAGAACGCATACGAGGTCTGGCAAACACCAGACGGTCAATGGACATGGTATGTGCTTAAGAAGTGGCAATCAGATGACGATAAGCCTTACGCAAGGTGGTTCTGTGATGTGGTGTCACCTATCGTCGGCGAAGCTGGCGAAAAGGGTGACGTATATGTAGAGGAAGTTAAAGCCAATGCAGTGAGAATCAAATGAGTAAATCAATAGCAATCAAATACAGTGGCTGGGCAGACATTATATCCGTCAAAGTAGACGACGTGTGTGACCACGCTGGGGCAGAAGAACAGGTGCTAGACATTTCTATTTCTCACGACGATACACGCCCAATGATGTGTATGGTCTGCAGGTGCGGTGCTTATGACGTGGGGTTAGCAGAAGAAGATGAAGATGGAGTATCAACTTATTATGAGGGGAATTGGCAAGATGAAATTACTTAGAAATACAGTATGTGCATATTTTGAGATACTTGCACCACGATGGAAAGATAAATACAACCCTGAGTACAACTGTCCGACAGTGCTGTTGGCAGACTGGAAAATTGGGGACATACACAACGAGATAGTCATTACGGCTGCTAGAAAGAGCGATGGTGAGAGATTCTACCCTGAGCCGTTCTATATGAGCAGCGACAAAATCAGGACGTACAAGACACAACCTCATTCAGTCCGTAACGTGTACATCGTGCCGATAAATGACCTAGAAGTGCTAGAGAGAGTAGACGAGCTATGATTTTAATAATAATACTGATGCTCGGTCTGATATTCCGTATGCAAATGGTTATAGTCCGAGAGATTAAAAGTTTAATTGTTGTTCTCAACAAGTGGGGCGGTGCGTTAGATACGTTCGTACTTCACTATGAGGAGCTGTTACCTAAATCAAAGAAAGGCGGTAAGGGTGGTCAGAATAAAAAACGACATACTAGCAAGAAATAGCGTAAGGCAAGTATGGATAGAAGCCCAAGAGGTCGACATCGTTCGAGAGTTCAGCCCAGGACGATTCTTGGTACGGCTAAAGCAGAATCGCCCCAACAGAGGCAGGCTGACAGTAGTAAAAACAAGTAATTTAGAATTAGAAAGATGAGGAATCATGGCAGGAAAAAGAGGACAGAAAAGAGTAACACAAGAGACGTTCGACAGAGTAAAGGTAGTGATAGATAATCTACCAAAGCACTCAAAAGGTTTGAGTGCAGTGTATGATGCACTAGGAATATCTAACAACACAGCCAGTAAAATCAGAAAAGTTAAGGATTTTGAGGGCTACCAAGAACTAAACGCAAAACTACACAGAAAGATGACACCAGTGCTGTCAGAAACACCAGCACCTCGAATAGAAGACAACACCTGGAAAGCTGGCTTTAAGATGGTGTTAGAGGAACTAGACCGCATCGAAGCGAAACTAGACAGAGCACTAGAGTTTCAAAACGTAGAACGAGAGCTTTTAGAAGAAATGCCTGAAGATGACGGTATGGTAAGCTCGTTAAAGAGAAAACTTAACATAGCATAAGGGGGGAACATGCCACAGACACAAGCAGGGGCTATCAAGGCTGCTGCAACTAACAAGAAACGCTATGGTAAAGATTTTTACGCCAAGATAGGTAGTAAGGGCGGTAGAATGTCCCACACAGGCGGTTTTGGGTCGAAACTTAAGGGCAAGGACGGCTTGACTGGACAACAGAGAGCCGAAATAGCTGGAGCTAAAGGCGGTCAGATAAGTCGTAGAAAAGGAGTACCAAATGCTTAAAGAATGGCAAGTCATAGCATTATCACTGTTCACAGTGGTAGCAGGCATCGTCACTATCGGACTGATGGTTGCAGTGCTGAACTCAATCAATAACATCGACGTTACTGAGAGAGCACCAGTTGAGACAACTGTTATAAGCACACCAGAAGCACCGCAGCAGTCAATGACTGTGGAACATCAGAGAGATTTAGTAGACATAGAGCTACAGTGACAGACAAGAAGTACGAGGTCTGGCGAAATAAAGTAGCCAGACCCTACCTTGAAGAAAAGTATGGTCGGCAATGTTCTAGGTGCAGAGCACCAGCACCAGTCAACGAGGAAACAGGCGAAGAACTGTGGCACGACGTTGACCACATCATAAAGCGTGGTGGACACCCAGAACTGAAATACGACCTCGATAACGTCAGGTTTTTATGCAGGCGTTGTCACCAGTTGGTGACTTGATAGGTGGGTATCATTATGTTATCATTATATCTATAGAGAGGTAACACCATGACAGATGAAAAACCCAAGACACCAAGTAAGTACACGATGATACGAATTAAGCGTACAGTCAAAGAGATTGCTCGTTCAAAAGGTAGCAAGCAACACAGGTCAATAGCGAACTATGTAGAGAACCTTATATTAGACGATAAGAAATAGATTGGCTCGGAATCAATGTGCCGTCCGAGGCAACAGAGAGGCAAACGTGAACTGGCGAGACAAGCAACGAGAGCTTATCCAAGAAGCACACAAGCACCACAATCACCCTAAAAATTGGTGCGTCAATGGTATGCAATACGAACCCATGTCAGGGGTGTATGACCCTGAACTACGAGACAAAATGTGCTGGCAACCCTGTGAAATAATCACCCATTGGGAAACTGTCGGTGGCATCAAGCAAATCAAACGTATGATGCTAGGCGACACGTCATATCTACAGAGTGTCAGAACCATCAAGATGAGCGAGGTGTTATCAAGATGAGTGACTATAAATGGCTAGATGAGATATTAAAAGACTACAGAGAACCACCATATCTGAGCATACTTGAAGAAGCAAACCTAGAACTAGCCAAACAAGCTATCATCAAAGAGGTAGACAAAGAGGTGAGAAAGGCTAGAGAAGATGAGAGAGAAAAAACGATACAGCTTGTCATCAGCATAGATAGACACATAGAAGATGGTGCTAAGGAGTTAGAAAAAAAGCTTAGAAAACAGATTGAGTCACTAAAAGGAGATAAGAATGGGTAGACACTGGGTACAACCCAAACATTCTATACATTACCCTAAATCTGGTGGCTCTGGTTGGTGGTGTTGGTGTAATGATTCGCCAAAACATTTTGAGTCACTAAAAGGAGATAGAGATGGTAGAGACAACTCGACGAAAGGATATAATGAACAAGAATGAAATGCTGGAACACATAAGAGCCACAAGCATATCACTGGAGCGAGGGCGTTTGACAAAAAGCACCAGCAAAGATGAGTTGCATGAAGCTGTCGAATTATGTTTAGAGTGCATAGAAGAAATACTGACTGGAGTGATAACTGATGAGTAAGTCAGACAGTAAATACGAGTGGATAGATGAGATACTAGCACAAGGCTCAATTGTCTATGAAGCGAATAGCGACAGGGTTTTTTATACGCCAGAACCTATTAAACAATCCCTCATCTCTCACATACAAGCCAACTACATCAGTAAAGATAGGGTTAGAGAGGTTATAGGGGAAGATGACGAGATAGAGTACGACGGAGCAGACAAGTATGGTCGGAAGAAACCTAAGAGA